CAGTCTGCTTAGTGATAGCTGTAGCTGCCTCTTGGTCGCCATCTTCAACAGCCTTATTTAGCTGAGACTGTAGGTCGTTAAGCTTAGCTTCCATAGACGCCCTGTTAAACTTATTAAGGTTTTCTATCTGTTCATTATGACTCTTGTCCATTCGCTTCATTTGATTCTGCATGTTGCGCTGGTTTGATTTCATCAAACCCCATTCAATATAATGCTCAGCGGATTTCCAATTATCAGGATTGCCTTTCCATTCTTCCTTGGGTCTCCAGCCATCATCAAAGGCTTGCTGCTCTGCAACTGATAGCTGATTCTCCTCCTGATTCTCCTCCTCTTGAATTTCCTCTGGTTTAATCTCAGTTTGGCCAAGGCCTAATGCTTCGTTAATATCTACTTGTTCAGCTTCCATCTTATTGCTCCACTTTGCCTAGAATGCAGTTACTGGGGATTAATCGGTAGTTTTCATAGTTGGGTAAATCATGTGCTACACCGTCATATCGGTTAAATAGAACTAAATCGCCTACTTCATAGCCCCATTCTTTAGCCTTCCCTGATGATGTGTCGTTGGTCATATCTTCCCAATCAGCGTGAACAAAGGGGCCAATCTTAATAACCCTCCCCATATTCTTTCCATTCTGTTCTCGCTCAATCTCGTTTTGAGTGTGCTGAATAATACCGCCTTCAGACATCTCATTGACCTCATCAAGCTTTACAAGTATCTGCATACCACACGGGGTCACATTCATTATTCATCTCCTACTAGCATTTTATTTTTAAGGGAAACTTTGGAAAATTCTTTTAAAGAATCTATCTGACCTTCAAGGAAAGCGCTTTGGAGGGCGCATTGGTCAATAGTAGTAGGGATGACGCGCCCACCAATAGAAGTAACCTCTTGGTATCTGGGAGCTTCGTATAAATCTTTTAATTGTTCTTTTACTACATCAAATAATAAAGCGGTTACTGGATGACTAAACCACTCTTCAACTTGGTCTCTGTTCATTTAGTTTCTCTCTATCTAGCGCTGCTAGGTCTCTTTCTCTTTGGTTTTGCTCTAATTTCAGCTCAGCGTCTACTATAGCGCCTGCATTCTTGGTGGCTTCTGTCTCACCTTGTTCAGTTTTCAGGAATGCACTCGCATTCGTTTCTATAACTTTTGCCTCAGTTAATCTTATATCCGATAGCGCCTTTTCTCTATTAGTGTCTTCTCTAATCAAAGCCGCTTGAGCCTTAGCCTTCTCTGCCTCGCCCACATCAGCTTGCGCTTTGATAGGTAAGAATTCTAATTCCTCTTGCCTCGCTTTAAGCCTTGCTTGTTCTTGAGCTTGTGCTTCTGCTTGCTCTGGTGTGAGTTCTGGGTAAATCTCATCTAAAGATTCAGAACCTATAGACTTAAGATAATCTTTAACAATCGCTTGAGAATTACCACCCGTTGCATCAACTTGAGGCATAACGTCAAGCTCTGCCCTAGACTGCTGAATTCTTTGTATCTTACTGCTGTTCTCTGGATTAGCGCTTGGCGCTATGCCCATATCTTGAGCATTAAAGTCGGCTACTGGGTCAGCTTCTGGGTCATCTACCAACTCCCCATACAACTCAGGATCCATAAACTTAGAGTTTAGTTTAAACCAGATAGCAAACTCTCTGCCCATTGCTCTATAAACACGCAAGTTAATGGCACCTTTAGCTTCCTGCTGCTCTAAAAGCATAGATAATGCGGTAGTTGCAGGAGTATTTGGTCCTAACGCCGCACTCAAATCAGTAGTAGCTGAAAGCCTCTGAGCTTCTGCATTCATGTTCTGATTAAGATTTAATAACGTGGGTGATGGTTCTTTAAAGTCAAAAGGTCTAACGCCTGTCTGTAATTGCTGTGCTGAAATATCAGTAGCAATCCAAGCACCGGGTTGAACCTTCATATTACCTAAACGCTTTCTAAATCCTTTGGCCAACCAGCCGCCTTGAAGATTAGCCAGTGTACCGGAGTCTAATAGCTGGTTAGTTGTAGTATTAATACCAGCGGCATACGATCCTAAAATATGGAAGTAGCCAACTTTAAGGAAGTTTCCGCTAGGATCTGTAATAAACCCATATTCAGTTATGCTATTGTCTCGTTTTATCTTAACAACTGTGAGGCTTTCAGAGTCATCAGATAATAAAATATCTTCGTTCTCATCAAATATAGGAGCGCCTTCTTCATTCTTTTGAATAAGAGAATCTGCTGTAGCGGCTAATCCATCCTCATCCATTACGGTAATATTATCTAAGCCGTATTGAGCGCGTATCCTCATCACTGTTCCTGATGAAGCGTGTACCGTTACAACATAAGGCTCCTCGTAATCATCACCATCTAAATCTAGGAAAGTCTGCTGTTCATAGAATTCTGTAAACTTATCGTCTACAGCTTCTTCTCTGCCGCCTTCCTCGCTAACTTTAGCGCCTAGTTCTATCTCAACATCACGCCAGACACCGGAAAGTATCTTTTCTTGGATCTGATTAGGCGTTAAAAATATTCTGTGAGTGAATCGAGGCGCACTTGATAGCGTCTTTGTAGACTGATTAATAGCAAAGTTAGGATAGGTTATTACTTCCGACTCGTTATGACCTACTGAAGAGTTAAAGAATGTCTTTTTAAATATACTACCTTGGCATGATAGGTCATAGAGTAGTTTGTCCTGCTCTTCTACCCAGCTTTCATTCTGTACGGTTAGCTGCCAATTCATTACGGTCTGGATGCGCTCTATACGGTCAGCTTTAACGTCATCGGGGTCTTTACCAACAACAGTAGCCTTAACTAAATCGTTGCCTTTAAGAAGTTCTTGACTAGCTCTATCACCATACTTTAATCGGGCTTCCATCAAAATAGGCGTTTTGAAATTAGCAGCACCTTCCCAAGGTTCATCACGTGGACCTTTGGATGGTTTAATTAATTCCATGCCAGTCTCTACATCGTCGCGCCATTCAGACATTGAGTCCCAATCAGCACCATAACCCTCTTTAACTCGACGACCAATGAGCATAAGCTCTTGGTCGCCACCTTCGGTATCCTCAATATCTTCAACGATATTAGGGTTAGTCATTAAGTCTAAGAGTTTTTTAATAGCCATTAACCATATCCGCCAACGGTACTAGACCCATAACTCTGGTCAAAGTATTCTTCCTCATGTTCGTGTAATCCTCTAGTATATCCACATGCTGCGTATTGCTCCGCGTCTGCTGGATGAGAATAAACATTCTTATCAGGTTTCAGATTGTACCTATTTTCTCCCGACATTTGAACCTTTTTATACTTATAGCCGCCCATCTTGCCCTTTCTGAGGTATTTACAGGACTTATTAAGGACATAGCCGGGGTATCCACCATCAACTAGCTTGGTAAGGAAATGCTTAACCGCATCAAGTCTTAGCGTTGGGTCATTGGTCGGCGCGCCTTCTGTCATGAACCCCATATCGAGCGGAACAATTAAATCACCATCATCATTAATCACATATTCATCGTTCAAAATACCAATAGCGGACTTAGCCTCGCTCTCTCCTCTTGCTGTGCCCGATGGATCACCTAAAGAAAATTCTATGTCGTAGTCAGAGTAATGAGTCGCAAGGAATGGCTTAACAACATCTCGGGCAAACTGTCTAACTCCCATATCTTCAGAGAATAATTCTGCTAAAACTAACATCTGCCCTAGGCTAGTTATCTGGGTAATCACACACGATGGTGTTAAACCAAAGTCCCATCCTAAACCTAGGCCTATGCCTTTAATAGCAATGATGCCAGTCTCAGGACAGTGAAGCTTGTCGTTGTACTCAGGGTATACAGGCTTACCAGTCTTCAAGTGTCCGTAATTACCCATGACCATCACGTTTATATGATCTTCATCATTACCTGCAATCATATCGAGATAGTACTGATAGCCACCCGGTAAATGTTCTATGTTCTCAGCCTCATCATTAGGTGTATATGTACCGTTAGGCTGCCGGATCAAAGGGCTAGGACCACGAAAGAAGTCAAAGATTCTTTTAGTCTCACTCATAGCAAAGTCTTTCTGCTCTGGTCTTGTAGAC